AAGTAAAACTATGGGGGAGCTTAATTGCTCCCCTTTTTTTTGTGCCTAAATTTATGATACCAGTAACTTAAACGCACCGAGCCTCGCACGTTAACACGTTAGCCAGTGGCTAGAAAATGATACCAGTAACTGCGTCGCGTCGAGCCAATGTAACCACGTAAGTTATTGATATCATTGCAATGTTACAAAATATAAGGGTAATGTAACCAAATGTTACCTTTTTTTCAGAGAAAAGTTACATTATGCTCTCGTGGTAAATGGTGTTAGCCAGTGGCTAATGGTTGTAAGCAATGGGTGTAAAAAGGTCTATATATATATATATTCTTATAATGTTACTTTCTAAAAAACTGTACGTTCTTGTTGGCTTGACCCCCTTCGCGCTAGTCCTTTGTAACCTTTTCTAATCGTGTCTCTCAGCCCCTTCATAATTCTCACCTAAAAGTAACATTGTAACATTCCAATCTTTTCAATACCTTACAGACCACACACAGGTAACATTATGGAACATTACAGCACATTGCACCAAACCCCACCATTAAACACCAAACAAGTTAAAACAATAAGTAACCACATCGTTTGACATTTCCTGATACTTGTGTTATACTGTAAGTATGATCAAGCAAAGTAATTATACAATATGACGCAACACACGACAACACGTCATACAACCCTTAGCCACTGGCTAACAACAAACGGAGAAACAAATGCAATGTAAGAAATGTGACAATCAATTCTCAGTAGATCGAGCAATGTTAGGTTACACAACATGCCTTGACTGCGGTGACCAAGCCGCGACCCAAGCACGCCTCGGTTGGACTATCGTACCCTTACCTAAACAAGGTTACACACGTATTACCAATATCGAAGAACTAAAGTACCTTAACCAAAAACCATTAGCCACTGGCTAGAGAGGAGAAGAAGATGACGTTTGAAATGTTAATCACATTATACGCAGGGGCATTACTTGTTTACGTACCCTACGTACTAATCAAGGTGGTCAGAACTAGACGAGAACATGACCGCCTACGTAAAGAATTTATAATGCAACATCCAAACCATGAGTATTGGAACAGAGGAGGAGAAGACCAATGAACTTTGAAACAAACACAGCCCCGACCCTTGCATCGTCAGCACTACTAGTTGACTTACGCATATCACAAGCAACACTTAGGAAGCTCGACAAGAGAGCTTCACAGGAAGTTGTTAACACAAACAATGCCAAGAGCGGCGTTGCGAATGTCCATAAAGCCCTACTTGGTGATAGCAATATCTTTCAGGCTATCGGCAAACACGTGGGTAATGCACGCAACTTGCATGTGAGTATGACAACACCTTGGAGTGATGGTGGTCAACGCCTGATACCTACCAAGCGATACTTTGACTACACTAATACAATGTCAGATATGCAGAATGAGTTTGCCAATCTATGCGAGAAGTTCTTCATTGAGTACCCAAACCAAGTAGAGCAAGCCAAACTTAAGCTTGGTGACTTGTTCAATAAAAGTGACTACCCAAGTATAGAGGAACTCAAGCTTAAGTTTGCGTGGAATGTATACACGTTCCCATGTCCAGATGCAGGTGACATACGTGTCGATCTCCCTGCCGAGGCACTCAAGCAAGTTCGAGATGATTGCGAAGCAAGCTACAACAGTATGATAACCAAGTCTATGAATGATGTGTGGACACGTATACACGAAGCACTTTCAAAGATGTCCAGGACTATCGACTTCGGTGACAATGAGAAGAAGAGTATATTCCGTGACACGCTCGTGTCCAATGTGACTAGTATAGTTGATATGCTTTCGGATTTTAATCTCGATAATAATCCTGAGAAAGAGAAGATACGTCAGCAACTGGAGTACACGTTCCAAGGTGTTACACCTGATGCACTACGTGAGGACGCACACTTTCGCGCTCAAACCAAGAAGAACGTGGACGACATCCTTAAATCATTACCGTCAATTGGTATTTAACCTAGCCACTGGCTAACAACAATGGAGAAACAAAATGAATAATTCAGCAAAACAAATGTATGCGGTGTCACTTGACCAATGCGTAGATGCAATGGTGGCGTATGGCAACAAGCGAACTCTATACTGTCAAGGTCACATGGGTATCGGTAAATCGTCGATGCTTACAGAGTTGGCGAAGCGACTACCAAACCACACGCCCTGTTACTTTGACTGTACCACCAAGGATCTCGGTGACATTATGATACCCAAGATGGCACAGTTAGATGGTCAGAACTATGTGACATACGCAACCAATGAAGAACTTGGCGTACACTTGAACAAACCTATCATACTGATGATTGACGAGTTCGGTAAGGCAAACACTGCGGTGAAGAACGCATTGCTACGTGTCATACTAGAGCGCAAGATCGGTAGCTATGAACTACCAGAGGGAAGCATAGTGTTTGCCACATCGAACCTTGGAACAGAGGGCGTTGGTGATATGTTGTTACCACACCATCGTGATCGTCTGGTAACTGTACAGATACGTAAACCTGATTACCTTGAGTGGATTGAGTGGGGTATCAACAACGGTATACATCCATCGGTACTAGGGTTTGTCAAAGACTTCCCTGCGGTATTGCAGACATTCGAAGATGTTAAAGACCCAACTGAGAACCCATACATTTACCATCCGCAACTACAACGCGTGGCTTTTACGACACCACGTTCCCTACATATGGCATCCGACTTACTACACGCACGGGGGTCGATAGATGATCACACCCTAACAAGTTTACTTATGGGTACTATCGGTGATCAAGGCGCTATGGACATGATGGCCTTTGTCAAACTAGCGGATCAACTACCATCCCTCGACAGTATCAAGAACGACCCCAAGAACGCGAGGGTTCCAGAGAGTGCGAGTGCCACATGTATGGTTGTATACAGGTCATTGGCTTCAATGGAGAAAGACTGGATCAACGCGTGGATGGACTACATGCCAAGGCTAAACAAAGAAGCCCAAGGTATGTTTGTCAACGGTGCGAGGAACCCGAAGTACAGTAGGATCGACGTGGTTATGTCTAACGCCAAGTTTACCGAGTGGGCGAAGGACAACACATACATGTTCACAGCAGATAAAAAGTAATAGCCACTGGCTAGAGAGGAAAACAAAATGTTAATGTTAAATAATCTAACTGAAGAGCAACGGTTGTCCAAGGCCGTTGTCTCTATCATGGGCAACGATGAATACGCCGCGTTGTCTGGGGTGTTGATGATAGGTGAGAGGTGTATCAAAGATGATGTGCCAACTGCCTACACCAACGGTAGGGATGAATACTATGGACGTGGATTTGTTACAGGATTGACCGACCCACAGTTACGCTTCCTTGTACTACACGAAGTAGGACATAAGATGTATAGACATATCCACAACTACCAACACCTACACAAGCTAGACCCACAGCTAACCAACATGGCTATGGACTACGTTATCAACCTACAGATCATGGACGAGAACAAGAATGGTTTTGTGGAGTGGATCGAAGGTGGGTGTCTCGATGAGAAGTATCGAGGTATGAATACTGAAGAAGTGTTTAAGCTACTGTATGATGACACGTCATCAGGTAATGGCGACGACGATGCAGGTGGGAGTCCAAGTACAACAGGTGATGGGGCAGACAGCGGTAGTCCAAATACCACAGGTGATGGAAACACTGCTACAGGTAAGCCGTTTGATGACCATGACTTTGATGGCGCGAAGGAGATGACCGAGGGTGAGAAGCAAGAACTCGAACGTGAGATCGACGAAGCGATACGCCAAGGTGACATGGTTGCAGGGAAGCTAGGCAATAAGGGTGCGCGTGATCTGGGTGAGTTACTTGAACCTCAAGTCAACTGGCGTGAAGTGTTGCGTGAGTTCATCTCGTCTACATGTGCAGGGAGTGACTACTCTACGTGGAACAGGCCGAACCGCAGATACATTGGCATGGACATCTATATGCCAAGCGGTATCTCTGAGAAGGTCGAGGAACTGGTATTAGCGATAGATACATCAGGCTCGATTGGCAAAAATGAACTGTCGGTGTTCTTGTCTGAAATCAAGTCTATCTGTGATACGGTCAAGCCCTCATGTGTACGTGTGATCTATTGGGATACCGAGGTGTGCCGTGATGAGAAGTACGAGACACATGAACTCGATACGTTGGTCAAGTCAACCAAGCCAAGAGGTGGCGGCGGTACGAATGTCGAGTGTGTGCCAGAGTACATGGCCGAGCATGGCATCAAACCACAGGCTGTTATCGTGTTAACAGATGGTTACTTATACGGTGGCTGGGGTCAGTGGACATGCCCTGTACTGTGGACAGTCCTAGATAATAAGACCGCGAAACCAAGCGTGGGTAAAGTAGTCCACGTCAAATCAAATAATATGTAAACAATTAGCCACTGGCTAGAGGAGAAAACAAAATGGTAACGAGATATCAACACTCTACTAATCTGGATACGTTTCACCAAGTAGAAGAAATGTATAACACAACGAAACCAATAGTGAGTAAGAAGCACCCACTGCACCATGATATAAGGCCGTTTGGCCCGCGCCACCGTAAGTGGGAACGTGTAAAGAAGTTCTCATATAATTGTTACGGTCTGATGGACGGCGGTAGCTATGACAGTCTGGGTAAAGCCACACTACAATATCACGACAGTGGAACCCCACAACCCAAGGATATCAAAGAGGAGAAGAAGTTCGCACCGATACTCTGGACATATGATGGAACGAGAGAGCGGATACGCATACGCAACGAGATAGGTGATTACACACATACAATACGTAACACCATGCTTGAGAATGCAATACCAAGTAACATACGCTTCTACTGTCACAATGGCAGACAGTACATTGGTACAGGGCATGACTTCGGTGGCGAACATATTGATTACTTTCTACCCAAGGGTGACTATCCACTTGAGTTCGAGCGAGAAGTGAACACGCATCTATGGCGTATATGTAGTGACACGTATCAGTATGTGCATCCCAAGAAGCGTGTGAATAAGAAGCGTAAAGCAGAGATCAAACCATACAGTGATAAACTCTTGGAGTATGTGGTTAGTATGTACAATATCCTACCAAGCACCGATGATGATTACTTCAACAAGACGAGTGAAGAACTTAAGGAACATTGTGGTTATTGGTTAAATCGATACACCTATCATAACCATGATCTTTCTGATGTTATATGTGATCCAAAGTGGCACAGGCATGTAACAAGTTTGTTTCAATGTGAGATGTATCATTTCTTACGTAACCGCCAACCTTGGGGTGAACGTGACAGTATTGAGAACAAGTTAGGAGGTGATGTGGACTTGCCGACGCTACGGGCGAGGTACAACAGCTTCATCAATCAATACTGTCAACTCATATCTACAATAGCAGGGTCAGCTAAAATTATAAAAAGGGAGAAAACAAAATGAGTTATAAAGCAAAACGTGTAAGTGATATTGACGATAATCTAACAGGTGAGCAGAATGATGGAGTAAAGAACTTCACGCACCGACTGAGCAAACAGATGCGTGGTATAGATTTTCATTATAGAAACGAAAATTCATCTTGGGTATTCATGGAGGGGCAACCCTACTGCATGGGATGGGTTGCCTTTGGCGACTTTCGCGATAGTGGCAAAGGTATTGAGAACTATGTCGTGTACTCTCATACTATACGGAATATGAAGTATAGTAGTGGTCACAGCGATCAGCATTACATGGTAATGTCTTTACACTTGAAGGACGGTGTGAAGAACGCGAAGCGGTATCTTAAAAACTTTACTATGTTTGACATAGCCAATGAAACCTTGGGTCTTGTGAGACGGAAGTTTAACTCAGCGCGTCAAGAGGTACGGCGAGATGCAGATGAGATAAAGGGTAAGTTGTTTACGAGTAACGCTATGTATCGTGAGATGGAACATCTATCTAATACTGGTTACGCGTTCTTAGACCCCGCGTTCGGGCAACAAGTTAAAGACTATGTAACATCTCAACAGGAGAAGAAAGTATCCGATGCTAAAAACCTACACCTACACCTTATAAAAGTATATGAGAAACTAGGTGAACAACACTTCGACGTGGTGCGGATTAACGATGCAGATGACAGGTTCATACTTAGCCATAAAGATTTTCCAATAGAGTCTATAAAAACCTACGTTGATGAAACGCTCCCTGGTGAGCTGGCAGGTAAGCTATCAGTTGTAAACATCTTAACACAAGATCAGTATGTTGAAGATGTGGGCTACGCATTGGGTGATGGTATGTACTATGTCGCAACTTGATATTCCCCTTAACACGTTATATGTTGTGAGCGTACATCCTAATAAGGATCACATCAAGTTACAATGTATTGGTATGAATTGTGTTGACAACACATTGAAAGATAGCTATGACCATTGGGATGCACTACCTGATTTTATCAAAGGCAAAGTAGCTGTGCTAATGTTGGTAGGCTATGATAGGGAGGTCAAGGGTGTTGGCATTAAACGAATGAATCGTACTGGCGTTGAAAGTTATTATGTGTACGATAAGCTTAGTAAAGGTACTTGGGCTAATGCGTGGATAAGACGCTAGCCAGTGGCTAACATTAAACATAGGGAGGCGTTCGCGTCTCTCTATTTGAAACCAGTTTTTTTTAGGAGGACTAACATGGCGATGACACCCGAAGCAAAAGTTAAGAAGACAGTCGTTAAACACCTTAAGGCTATAGGAGCATACTATTTCTATCCAGTTACAGGTGGCTACGGTGGTAGCGGCGTGCCTGATATAGTCGGGTGCTTTGAGGGGAGGTTCTTTGGCTTCGAATGTAAAGCAGGTAAGAACACACCTACACCACTACAGGAAAAGAACTTAAGAGATATAGACGCACAACGTGGAATAGCTATAGTTGTTAACGAAGACAACATGAACGAGGTCGAGGCTATACTCAGAGGGTATTGGTATAAGAAGACATTCCGATGGAATAGAGATCCAAAACAATTAGAGTTTGATTTTGAGATTACTAAGCGGTGAGAGGTAATGGACATGATGGGGGCTTTTAATTTTGTGCCCTTGATATCCGCCGCAACAAGAGCCGTCCTCCGAAGTTTTATTTACGGTGATCTTGTCGGGTAAGGCACGATACGTTTAGCCCTCTCATTGGTAGTGGGAGGCACATGAGGAGATGTTATGCAATGTAAGTGGTGTCTGTGTGACACAGTAGAAAAACTAGGTGAATGGAGACGCGTTGGGCTTAAGGTTAAAAGTTATTATCATTGCCGTACGTGTAATACTAAATGGAATACTCAAAATGGTATAAGTAGGAGCAGTGGTTTCAAGGGGCGGTCTTTACCTTTAGCAGGTAATACTTTTCCTATCGGCTACTACCCTTGGGATACAGAGACATGGGAATTTGATATAAATGAGGAGGAGCAATGAAACTAACCCCTGCACAAGAAGAGGAACTCAAGTTCTTACGCAAACAGGTGGACAACTGCCAAGTAACCGCTATGTCAGACACAACGTACATTGAAGCAAGGAGGGAACTAAAAGAATTTGTAGACCGTTTAAGGCAAGAAGGTTATAATATTTAGGGAGAGAGAAATGAAACGACCAGTAGAAGAGAAGGTATTTGCATACCTATTAAACAACCCACTAGCTACAGCAGAAGAGATTACCAAGGCGGTAGGTTGTTCGTACAGTTACGCTAGCAAGACATTGAAGCGTGTGGGTACACCAAAAGAAGTTTTCGTGAAAGAGAAGTTTAAGAAGGAAGCTAACCGTAGTGTCTTACTTGATGAAGCATCGCGCCTTACATCAGGCGAGCGGAACAAAGACTATGGAGATCCTGTAGAGAACATGACACACATAGCGAGTATATTTAATGCTATGACAGGTCACGATATAAAACCATCAGAAGTACCTATGTTCCACATTGCTACGAAATTAGCGCGTAGAAGAACAAGTCCACTCAAGAGAGATCACTATGTAGATATCATGGCTTACGTTGGTATTGCTTATGAGTGTGAGGTTGAAGAGAAGTAATGGATTTAATTACATTAGATTTCGAGACCTTCTATGACAAGGAAACATCTTTACGTAAGATGACAACAGAAGAATACATACGTGACCCCAACTTTGAAGTGATTGGGGTTGGCGTCAAAGTCAACAATAGAGAAACGGAGTGGGCGAGTGGAACACATGAACAACTCAAAAGTTACTTACACACCTTTGATTGGGCGGAGTCTATGGTACTGTGCCATAATACTATGTTCGATGGTGCTATTCTTAATTGGCATTACGATATTTATCCTCGCGTGTATACCGATACTTTGTGTATCTCCCGCGCTCTTCACGGGGTGGAAACTTCTAGTAGTCTCAAAGCGTTGGCTGAAAAGTATCAGATCGGAGCTAAAGGAGACGAGATACTCAACACCCTCGGCAAGAAAAGAAAAGATTTCTCAGAAGAAGAACTAGGTAAGTTTGGTGATTACTGCATTAACGATGTAGATCTGACATACAAACTCTTTTCAATTATGGTCAGAGGGTTCCCCAAGGGTGAACTTAAGCTGATAGATCGTACACTACGTATGTTTATTGAGCCTATCTTAGACCTCGATCTGAATCTACTAGAACAACATCTTATGGAAACACGTTCTCGTAAGGATGACTTACTACGCAGCGCTAAAGTTGTTAAGGCTGACTTGATGTCGAACCCCAAGTTTGCTGAACTACTTGAGGGGCTAGGTGTAAAGCCACCCATGAAGATTAGTCCGACCACTGGCAAGGAGACGTTTGCCTTTGCAAAGTCAGATGATGGGCTTAAAGCTTTGCAAGAACATGAGAACGAGGAGGTACAACTTCTTGTAGCGGCAAGGCTTGGTAACAAAAGTACATTGGAAGAGACACGGACACAGAGGTTCATTGATATATCTAAGCGTGGGTTGTTGCCTGTACCTGTAAGATACTACGCGGCACACACTGGACGATGGGGTGGAGACGACAAGATTAATCTGCAAAACCTACCCAGTCGTGGACGTGATGGGAAGAAACTCAAGCGTAGCATCATTGCACCAGAGGGGTGTTCTCTCATTGACTGCGACTCATCACAGATAGAAGCAAGGGTGTTGGCTTGGCTTGCCGAGCAAGATGACCTGACCCAATCATTCAACGCAGGAGAAGATGTTTACAAGAAGATGGCTTCACGCATCTACGGAGTCCCCGAAGAAGATGTCGATAAAGATCAAAGGTTTGTGGGCAAGACTACAATTCTTGGTGCAGGGTATGGTATGGGCGCGGTGAAGTTTCAAGCACAGCTTAAGACGTTTGGTTTTGACATGGCACTTGACGAAGCACGCCGCGTTATAGAAATCTACCGCGAGGCTAACTGGAACATAAACGAGTTATGGCGTAATGCTCAGAAATTCTTAAAAGACTCCGCCAATGGTGATGACACTCAGTTCGGGTTGGACGGTGTACTCAAGGTGGTTGATGGTACGATACTGTTACCATCAGGGCTGAAGCTAGGGTATGCAGATCTACAGTTTACACAGACAGACAAGGGTGTAGAGTTTGACTACAAAACAAGGCGTGGTCGCACCAGAATATATGGTGGTAAGGTAATCGAGAACGTATGCCAAGCGATAGCACGTTGCATTATTGGTGAACAAATGCTACAAATAGCCAAGAAATATCGTGTTGTACTAACGGTACATGACTCGATTGTATGCTGTGTAAAGGATGATGTATTGGAAGAAGCGCAAGAGTATATTGAGAAATGTATGCGTTGGACACCACACTGGGCAGACGGCCTACCCATTAACTGCGAGAGCGGTACAGGCAAATCATATGGAGATTGTGAGTGAGTATAGCCCCGTGGTCATTTAGTAAGATTAAGGCGTTCGAGCAATGCCCCAAACAATTTTACCATATGAAGATAGCTAAAGATTACACAGAACCACAAACAGATGCTATGCAGTATGGTACTGAAGCTCACCTTGTTGCTGAAGAATACATACGCGATGGGAAGCCAGTGCCTAGTGAGTTCTCCTACATGGAGGGGGCCCTGGGAGCACTTAGTAGAAGACGTGGTAAGAAGTTAACAGAAATGAAGTTCGGTCTTACCAGAGAGTTAGAGCCTTGTGGCTTTAGAGATAAGAATGTTTGGTGGCGTGGTATCGCTGACCTTGTTATCATTGACGATGGGAAAGCATGGGTGGTGGACTACAAGACAAGTAAGTCATCGGCATATGCAGATAAGGGGCAGTTAGAGCTTATGGCACTAGCCACGTTCAAGCACTTCCCCGAAATAAAACAGGTGAACGCCGCATTACTGTTTGTTAAAATAAATAATATCGTTAAAGATAAGTACACCGAAGATATGATTCCTTCTCTATGGGAGAAGTGGATGTCTAACTACAAGCGTATGGAGACAGCATACGAGAACGATATTTGGAACGCGCATCCTAGTGGGTTATGTAAACGCCACTGTGCAGTAATTGAATGTATTCATAATGGGAGTAACTGATGCCATATACTAAATCACCCAGACCCTACAAGAAAGAATATAAGAAACAGAAAGAGCGTGGGGAACATCCAGATAGGATGGAACGACAACGCGCCAGACGTGCTTACGACAAGAAAAAAATAAACCGCAAAGGTAAAGATGTAAGCCACAATAAGATGTTATCAAAAGGGGGCAGTAACAAAGACGGTACTAAACTGGAAAGCCCTTCAAAGAACCGCGCAAGAAACGGTCAGAAGAAAAAGAAAAAATAAAATATACTGGAGAGTATTTTGAAGATTATTGACAACAAAGCTTTGTTGCTTAGGGTACGTGACCCTAATAGAGTTACAGCCTTAATACCAAAGAGCCAACAGCTACCTGACAACAAGGTATTAGTTAACTGGGGGCTTGCCGAAGCATCGAGCCTTAAGACACTAAACATAAAAGCACCATCGCCCATAGAGGGTAGGTACAAGTGGACAGGCAAACACAAACCCTTTGACCACCAGAAGACAACAGCAGGGTTCTTGACAATGAACAAGAGAGCCTTTTGTTTCAACGAACAGGGTACTGGCAAGACAGCTAGTGCAATATGGGCGTCAGATTATTTGTTACAACAGAAAATAATAACGCGGGTGTTGGTTATCTGCCCGCTGTCAATCATGGATAGCGCATGGCGTGATGACTTGTTTACCTTTGCCACACATAGAACTGTATCTGTAGCGTATGGTGCGTCACCTAAACGCAAGAAGATTATTGGAGAAGGCTCTGAGTATGTAATCATTAACTATGACGGTGTTGCTATTGTATCTGACGAGATAAAAAAAGGAGGCTTTGATCTAATCATTGTTGACGAAGCCACACACTACAAGAACGCGCAGACAACAAGATGGAAGACATTAAACAAACTAATTACCGATGACACATGGCTATGGATGATGACAGGTACACCTGCCGCGCAATCCCCAACCGATGCGTATGGCCTAGCTAAGATGGCTAACCCCAGATCAGTGCCACGGTTCTTTGGGTCTTTTAAAGATCAGGTCATGCACAGGGTATCTCAGTTTACTTGGAGGCCAAAACCCGATTCTACAGAAGTGGTGTTTAAAGCACTGCAACCTGCTGTTAGGTTCACGAAAGAAGAGTGCTTAGACTTACCACCAATGGTATATGTTAAACGTGAGGTGGAACTTACACGCCAACAAAAGAAATACTACAAACAACTCAAAGATAAGATGGTGATGGATATCACAGGAATGGAAGTTACAGCTATAAACGCGGCGGTAAGCTTAAACAAACTCCTACAAATATCCGCAGGTGCTGTGTATACTGACGATGGGTCTACATTAGAGTTTGACATCAAGCACCGATACAAAGTGCTTCGAGAAGTGATCGACGAATCAAGCCAAAAGATCCTAGTGTTTGTACCCTTTAGGCATGTCATAGATATCTTGACAGATAAGTTAAGGTCAGAGGGTATAACAACCGAGGTCATACGTGGAGATGTATCTGCACCTAAACGCACACAGATATTTAGAACCTTCCAATCTACCTCAGACCCAAAGGTTTTAGTTATACAACCACAAGCCGCCGCACATGGTGTTACGTTAACAGCCGCTAACACAGTGGTCTGGTGGGGGCCGACGAGTTCGCTAGAAACCTACGAACAAGCCAACGCTAGGGTACATAGGTCAGGACAGGTACATAAATCTACTGTAGTGCAACTCCAAGGATCTGCCGCAGAAAAACACGTTTACAGGTTATTAGATAAAAGAATCAACGTTCACGCAAAGTTAATAGATCTTTACAACGAGGTACTTGACTAGTGTATCAATAGCTACTATATATAAATTCTCGATAGGCAAAGGAGAGTATAATGAGCGATGATAGAGCTGAGAAAATGACCAGTGCGTTTATAAAGATACGTACGGAGCGGTCAGCGTTATCAGCAAAATTTAAGACTGAGGATGATAAACTTGTGAGACAACAAGATATCTTAAAAAGAGCATTGCTTGACTACTGTGAAGACCACGGTTTAGAAAGCGTAAGAACTTCTGCAGGATTGTTTTTTAGATCGTCTAAGACAAAGTACTGGACAAGCGACTGGGAGGCTATGCACAAATTTATTATGGAGCATAACGTACCAGAGTTCCTTGACAAACGTCTTAACGTTACTAACATTAAACAGTTCCTAGAAGAAAACCCAAACACAGTTCCTGACGGTTTAAATATCGATAAGGAATTTGTAATTTCTGTAAGGAAAAAATAATGAGTGAACCATTTGTACCAATTGAAGATGTAGCAAAACATTTCTCTGTTTCTATATCTACTGTTCGAGCATGGGTAAGGCAGAACCACATACCTAAAGATACTTATATTAAAATAGGTAGCACCTATAGGTTTAATGTTGGTGATGTATCCTCTGCACTAACTAATAAAAAGAAAGAAAGTGAGTCCACAAGTAAGTGGGATCAACACTTCGAAGAACCAGCCGATATCATTGCAGATATTGATTTGGATGACGACATATAAAAAACCCTAAACCTCTTAAGGAGAGCGAAAATGACTGAGATGTATATTATTGAGAACGTAGAAGCACTATGGCCTAAAATTGACACTACTTATGTGTTTAAACCTGCGCCGATAAAAAGAAGTATGCCCTGTGACCCTTCAGAAAAAGATGCAGAGTATTCTATACAGTTCCGTATGGACAACGCTACAGCAAAGAAATTGTTTATGGCTATGTCAGAGACCTACCAAGCTAACAAAAAGAAGGACTGGTCTGAGAAGTTGGCAAACCCTTTTGTTAAAGACGATGACGGTACTTATACTGGTAAGGCCACCTTAAAAGGGAAATATAGCACAGGTGTAACAAAACCTCCTATGCAGTTGGACTCTCAAGGTAACAAGCTAGCCTCTGATTTTCAACTAACAACAGGTAGCACTGTTAACATTGCTGTACAATTTAACCCCTATGACTTCGGTGGGAAGCAGAATATAAGCTTAAGATTACGCGCCGTACAGGTTATTAAACTTGCCGCACGTAGCGAATACAATCCATTTGGCACAGTGGACGGTGGCTTCACCATAGAAGATGCCAACCCTTTTGCTAAACCTGCTGAGAAGTCTAACGTGGTAAGTATTGCCGAACCCGTAGATGACTTTGATGAAGCAGTAGAAGAACCAAAGAAAGTTGTTAAGAAATCAGCTCCACCACCCACCTCGGCTGACAACGACTTGAGTTCCGTACTCGAAGCTTGGGACGACTAAGTCTCAATGGAACTCCGCCACGACTAGGTTTATACCGAAAAGGATATCTGCCGATGTCCAGTCGTGGTGTCTTTCGGCATTAGTGGGTGGATATTATGGAAACAAAAACATTTTTAAAGAGGGTACTAGGTGACGATGGCTTTTACTGCGTATGTGCTTTTAGCGATGAGCGTAGGATACAGAAGCTATACCCCTCAATAGATGCAGTTGTAGATGCGTCTAAAGACCTAGATGAACAAGGGTTTGATATATACTTCGGGCTGTCTACATTTGAGACAGGTCAGTCACGTAAAGCAGATAACGTAAAGAACATTAGGTCATTCTTTCTTGACCTAGATTGTGGGCCGAGTAAGGAATACCCTACTCAAAAGGACGCGCTGACAGACCTGGTTCGGTTTTGTAAGACGCTATCTTTACCTAAACCTGTTATGGTGAGTTCTGGTAACGGAGTGCACGTGTACTGGCTGTTGTCAGAATCAGTGGTGGTTGACGATTGGCTACCTGTAGCAACGCGCCTAAAAAAGTTATGTGCAGATCATAAATTATTGGCTGACCCTGTAGTCACAGCCGATGTTGCTAGGATACTACGCGTACCAAACACACATAACTACAAGAACGGGGTCGCCAAGGACGTAAGTTTTATTGGTACACCAACTAATGATCTGATAGACTTTGATCAGTTTTCCGAGTTGCTTGGTGGGGATAGTATACCCGTGCCGAAGACAATGACACCTAACTCTGTAGCTTCTTTATTCATGGATAACTCTGATACTGAGTTTAAGATTATACTATCTAAGACTGTAAAGGGTAATGGATGTGAGCAGATAAAGAATATAATACAGAACAGAGAATCTGTAAGCGAACCCATGTGGAGAGCAGGGCTATCTATAGCAAAGTTCTGTGCTGATAGCGATAAAGCCATAGAACTTATGTCTAAAGGACACGAAGGTTATGATGAGAAGTTAACAGAAGAAAAGGTGGCTGGTATAATAAAGCCGTACAAGTGTGAAAGATTTGAGGAATATAACCCTGATGGCTGTACAAACTGTAAACATAAGGGCAAGATAAAATCTCCTATATCATTAGGTCGTGTAATAAAACAAGCGCCGAGCGTTCCAGATATACCAGACTACCCCGCACCGTATTTTAGGGGTGCTAACGGCGGTATATATGTAAGCGTTAAAGGTGTTGATGGGGAGGAAGAACATAGGCAGATATACCATAACGACCTATATGTTGTTAGGAGGCTTAGAGATGTAGAGCTTGGAGAGGCTATCGTTATGCGGTTACATCTCCCAAAAGACGGAGTTAGGGAGTTTACAGTACCACTTACAGCGGTAACATCCAAAGAAGAACTACGTAAACAATTGTCTATGCAAGGCATAGCGATAGCGAGGATGGATGAATTAATGCAGTATACAACAACATGGGTAAACGAACTACAATCCCAGAGCGAAGCTGATGAAGCGCACAGACAGTTCGGTTGGTCGAATGACGAATGTAAATCTTTTGTACTTGGTAACCAAGAGATATTTAAAGACAGGGTGGACTTTAACCCACCATCCTCTCAAACTATAGGGTTGTTTCCATCCTTTGAGCCGAAGGGTTCTTTAGAGGGGTGGAAGGAAGCGATAAACTTCTACAACCGAGACGGCTTTGAGTTACATCAATTTGTGGTGGGAACGTCGTTTGGCTCTCCTCTTATGCAGTTCTTACCAATACATTGTGCAGGATTGCATATATACAGTAAAGAATCAGGTGTAGGCAAGACAACTGCAATGGAAGCGGGGGTATCTGTATGGGGTAGCCCTGATGATTTAATTATCCATGAGAGAGATACGTTTAACACAAAGATGAACCGTGGCGAGGTGTACCATAACTTACCTCTGTACATGGACGAACTTACCAACACACACGGTAAGGAGTTATCAAACCTTGCCTACCAGCTTACAGGTGGCCGCCAACGAGGGCGGATGTCTGCTAATAGCAATACTGAACGTGCTCGTGGAGACGCATGGAAGCTACTCGCCGTAACGACAGGTAATACAAGTATTGTAGAGCGGATTAGTATGATAAAGGCTATGCCAAAAGCAGAAGCTCAAAGAATACTAGAATGCAGAGTTAGCCGTATACATTTTGAAACTAAAGAAGAGACTGACTCTTTCAGCTCTGCCATACAGAACAACTATGGGCACGCTGGTAAGGTGTACATTCAGTACATTATGAGTAACTTAGATGCAGTTATTAAGCTCCTTGAAGAAGTACAGGAGATTGTAGATCGTAAGGCGCATTTGACTGCTGAAAATCGTTATTGGTCTGTCCTCGCAACCTCGACTATTGTAGGTTTGATAATGGCAAAACGCGCGGGGCTTATCCAGTATGATACGTCAAAGGTCTTTTCGTGGATTATAGAACGATTAAAAGAGAACAAGCGGCAGGTTGCGGATATGAGTATATCTGTGGAAGAAACCTTGAATGACTACATACATGAGCATTGGAGCAACGTGCTGTGGATTAAAAGTACTGATGATCTACGGAAACAGGAGGGAGATATTGTATCGCTCGTAATACCAGAAGCACTCCCAAGGGGTAAGCTAGTTGCACGATATGAGACAGATCTAAAACGTGTGTACCTAATACCCAAACCATTGAAGGCGTGGTGTGGAGAACAACAGATAAACTACAATTCTTTTATACATGATCTTAAAACAAAATTAGGAGCGACAAGCACTAAGATGCGCTTGAGTAAGGGTACACACATGAACTTACCTGTGACTCACGTTGTAGCTGTGGATTGTTCGATAGAGAATGAAAATAAGACAGGGAATACTTAAGACGGATGATCTGAGCCCTGATGGAGTACGGATTATAGTCAATTGGGATAACATGGTAACAAGTGCCTCTGTGTTTATCTTGTGTGTAAACACCCAGGTGGCGATAGAGCAAGCAAAGAAAATAACAACTGCGAAGGGTTGGCAGACTGAAAGTCAAGTCAGAGTAGAGGACGGAAAATTAGGGGTTCGCATATGGAGAACTGTGTGATATAGGGGGGTGGACAGAAACAACTGTCAACTCTCCGCCTCAACTAGGCCGCTCGTGCTACAAACGCGGGCGGTTTTTTTTTAATCAAACAACTGTAATCCTTGATCCCAATCGTTACGGCTATCTTCTAAAGTCTCTCGCATCAATGGGTTCAAGCGAATACCATTGTACATCTCTAAAGATGTCTTTGCATGTTGTTTCATAGAACGATCAATAGTCTCAGAAGTAATCGCTGCCTCTCTATGTTTTCTACTAAACTCACGCATATCTTTTCTTATTTCCCGCATACCATAAAAATCACCAAAACGTTTGGCAACGTAATATTGTTTTAATAATTTAGAACGTTTTCTACTTATAGCGGTATCTATACCTTTAACTATATTGTTTCGTTCTTGTTCCAACATGTACCCAGTAGGGGCAAATCCAAGAAACTGTCCTGCACTTTCAAGTACATTTACATCATCATATATAATATCACCACGCCTAGATTTGTACCCACCTTCTACGGATATACGACCTATAAGTGGGAAAGCTTTATACATATTTGCTACACCTGCAGGTAAAAGGCTCTCCACGCCACGCATTAATTCGCCTTGATATAAATCTTTTGCACCCCGTTGTATCCTCTTCGCGCTACTTAGAGCAGGGCCGCCAAGGTGAAATCCTATTAGACCTTCTAAGTCACTGTTTCTGTCAAACTTGTTTTCTTGTAATAACAGACCTGTCAATCTTATACGGTTAGATGGGTCAATACCTGTCATAGCAGGAACACCTTTATACCAACCCTCTCCTATTGTTTTGCGTACAACAGTGTCAAAATCATCATCGTCTTCACCTGCAATAAGTAAATTGTAAAGTACGCTTACTGCACCATAGATGGGTACGCCGTGAACCCCCGCAAAGAACAACGACGTACCAAAGACACCTGCAAGTTGTTTTCTCGCAATGGATCTCTCTTTAGCGCTCATGTCAGTATCTGTCGCGGCTTTAAAAGACTTAAACATGGTGTAATACATTTGAAGCCCATAACTTTTATACATAAAGGCAACTCTTCCTAAACTTCTTTGTGTAAGTCTTGGAGCTGTCTCAAGCACTGCGCCACCATTGGTCTCTTGCGCTTGGCGTATTGCCTCTTTAGCGGCGGCTGTTTTCTGTTCTGTTGTAGCGTTTTTATTTTTACCCATTAATCTTGCGAGCTCTAACTTATACCCAGCAAATATTGTAGTTTGGCGGTTAAAACGTTCTGCGTGGTTAAAGAAAAAAGCCGACACTGAAGATACAGTATCAAATTTTGAACTTGTTCGACCCGACTCATCGAGCCCTAAAGCATCTTTTAAGAATGATGTAGTTAACAATCCTCGCTCCGCCGCCATTTGCACAACGGGTTTTATAAGCTCAAATTCTGCTTTAAGATTTTTAGGTACATCACTTTTTACTGTATAGTCGCCCTGCTCGTTTATATCATAGAATGATAACACATTGTTTTTTGCTGCTGTAACAAGTTTACCCGCAGTTGTAATGTCTGACATAGTTTCTTTGTACCCATACCTAGCACCTAAATACGGCATAACAAACAAAGGTACTTGAGATAAGTTAACTATGGCAGAGGATACATTAAACCCAATAGTGTATATAAAAGCAAATTGATTAGTTAATTTAATTAGGGGTTCACTTGGAGGGTTACGTGCAAAAGAACCTCTTAATAGTAATTCGTCTCTTACACTAATAAACGATGCGGTCAGAGCTTCAGAACCTTTACCTACAAAACTTTTAGCTTTCATTGCTGCAGGGTCAGGCGTTCCTAAATCATATATTTGTTTTTCTATGTCTTGAATAATTTTACCGTGCACTAAACGCTCAGTCTGCCGCCCTAAGTCATAAGATTTTATACGGAAGGCCGCTAGAGAATCTTCTATAAAACCTTCAAACCCTTTACGTTTTTGAAAAGACTTGGCAAAAGAAGTTTCAGGCAGAGTGTTAATAAACAACTGAACAATTTCTCTTTGTACATTAGGATCAATCTTGTTTGCTTTTAACGCGTCTAATGTTTTACCTACAAACGAAAATGAAGGGGCGTTCTCAAAATGTTTAACATTAAAATCACCATCGTCGGTTTTAACTTTTTCAAACTTATCATCTTTTCTTATCTCTGACGCCGCTCTATCTCTTTCGTTTCTAGTACTAAACATACGTACCACGTAAGAAGGACTAGCCTCAGACTCTGGCGCTTGGTTTACGTTTTTATAGGAATACGTTAGTTTGTATCTACCTTCACGAGTAAGAGGAAAGTATACAGCTAAAGTGTTAGCTTTAAATATTTTTTTATACACACTACTTTTTAGTTTTTTAGATGCTTCTGGGTCACCTGCTAATGCAGCGTCTATGCGACCAAAAACAACATCTTTTAATTTTTCATACATGTTTCTATAGGTGTCACGTAACTCAGTGTATTGTGCCAGCAACTTAGCCTTATCTGCGGTAGGTAGTTTATTTAATTCTTTTTGTTGTAGTTCCCATACATCCATTTTTTCAGATTCAGGGTTAAGTTTTTCTGCTTCATATTTAGGGTCTGCAAACTTACTATACTCTGCATCCCTATCTTTTTTAGTTTTAAAGGATTTAGTTTTTAAGTCTCCTTTGTTATTTAAGTACTCTAACTTATATCTAAGGTACTGTGCCTCAGCATCGGCCTTTGAAAGAAGCGGGTCTACTTGGTTTATTGTACTTCCGTACTCTGAACTGTAAATAAGTTTGTCCATTACTTCTTTAAGCTTAGGGCTATCTTTAGAAAACTTAGCGAGTTTAGTCATTATTATATCTAATCTAGCATCTGACCCCATCATAGCGCCACGTTGACCTTCTATCGCTTCATGTAAGGTTCTAGGTAAATTACCGAACCCAGCTTTTTCTGCTACATCTGCTAGGGCTTGCGTACCTAGTAACTTTAAAATAATACGTCTAGCATTCTCTTTTAAGTCTACTAGAATACCTATAAATTGATCTGCAAAATTTTGTGCGCTTGGGGTGCTGTTAATTTTTTTCTGTATAGTATCAAACGCTTTTGCTACCGAGTTTACACCCTCTGCAGTTGCGTTTAATTTTAACATGTCTGCGTTTCTATACTCAGGTGCAGGAGCTATGAGAGCGTCAAACATACTGTTACCTTGTACCAGTGTATCTATCATAGAGAATACATCTAAACCCTTAAGAGATTCGTTTATATTAGGTATATAAGTTAGTGATACTGGAGATACGCCCACTAACTTACGAGCAAAGTTTGCTATTATATTCATAAATCTACGGTATACACTTACGGGTTCACCTTGAACATTTATTGATGCCAGTGTTGCTTGAAACTCTGGGTTACTCATAGCTTCAGAAACAAACTCATCTAAATTTTTAGCGCCGTAAGCAGTGGGTATTAAATCCTTAACGCTTTTAAATAACGTGTTAAGCTGTGCTGTCGTAGGATTAGATTTATTTTCTAAGTTAGCCGATACAACCGCGTGTAACATTTCATGTAGTAACGTGTGCGTGTTTAAACCCTCTGTTGTATTTAAACTTATAGTGTTTGTCTTAGGGTCAAATATACCTGCGGAGTCTAAACCTTTTACCGTTTTAAGTTTTGTAGTACCTATGTTATCAGCAAGCACGTTTGCTAATGCACTAACGCGTGTACTTTGGCTAGTAATTGCTAACCCTTCAAGTGCGCTCTTAAGGTTACCTGCTAACAACAACTGTACAATCGTAGGGTGCATAGGAGTATCTAAGTTTGATACCGCGTCTAAAGGTAATTTTTTAAACTGTTCTCTATTAGCTTCGGCAAGTGTTTCTTTAGCTGCCCGTATTTTTGTACCTGTATTTGGGTCACTTGAAGAGTACGATACTTTAAGTCCTGTAAACCATTCTTGAGCGCCTTTAGATAAATTTTCATTAACCCATTTTTCTATACGGAGAGCTGATTCTGTGCCCGTGCCTTGGAAATGTTTTTGGGCGTCTGTATCTGCTCCTTTACGTACACTGCTTGTACCTAAAACTAACTCATAAGCAGCGGCCTCTAACTGCTCTACAGGAAACGGTGACTTCTGTAACTGCTCTTGTACTTGAGATAACGCGTTAACTTTATCATTTATTCTCTTTGGTATCTTTTTTGTTATAAAATCATCTAGTTTTTTTACATCTTGAGCGTTTAATTTACCGTCTGCGGTTGCTTTTTTTACTACGTCTGTACCTAAAGAAATATCTGAAGCTAGAGACAACCAACGTTTTATTTCTGGTTTAGCGTTTTCTTCAAAATATTTTATTGTGTTTTTTATGCTCGCTATAGATGTTTTTCTATCAACGCTTTTCCTTGCCGAAGCATCGAGCCCTGTTTGTTTGTCTTTAGCTGTTTTAGCTAACTTAACTGCAGCTTGTTTTTTTTCTGCTTCAGCCTCAATTACTTTATTTTTTGCCGCTCTATCTTTAGCTTTAGCTACATCTTTACCTGTTTTAATATCGGCAACTCGTCGATCTGCTTCAACTTTAGTTATTTCACCTGACTTATAGTTTTTTTCTACTACAGCGATATTAACTTGTTGGTTGCGAGTTAGTTCAGCAAGGCTAGTTTCTATTTCACCTTTAAAAATAACTTCATCTAATGCAGAGTCTGCATCGCTTTTTCTATCATTAACAGATCTAACGAAAGTGTCAGAGTCACCCACTCCGTCTTTTTTAGATGCATCAAATTCCTTGGCATCCTTATCGTCTGTCTTTGGTATATCAGCTTGAACGCCATCTCCACTTCTTCCTGCGTCAGTTTTTCTAATATTTGCATCAGGTTTTTTCCTTCTTCTAGGGGGAAATAAGTCTCCTTGTGCTTCAGGTACATCTCTGAGATAGTTACTAATGTTTAATTTTGTTTGTTGAGCCACGTTTGCAGTATTCGCATGTTTTATAAGTTCTTGGCGTACAACAGGGTCAGATACACTTTTGTTTATTATACGTTTACGTATAGGGGCAGCGGCACGTATACCTAACTTAGCGAGCAACCCAGTTGTTATTGTACTAGGGTCTGTGGTCGGTTCTCTTGCGTCAATCCTCGCCTGTCTTTGTTTTTCTCCGTAGTTTGGCCCTAAACCAGGTAAACTATCCTGTACTTCTGTACGTTCTATTTCTGGGGAAAGAGCTAATTCTTCAGTTTTTTTAGCGTCTTCACGTTCTATTTCGTCTGTTTGTATTTTTTCTAAAGTCTTTTGGCGAGTTAAAGCACGATCAGCTTCGCTAAGTTGTTTTTCTTGTTTAGCGTCTCCTACGGCTGATAATAACGCTGAAGATAACGCTGTATCAGGTGCTCCAACTGCACTTTTTTCTAAGTCTGCGACGTTTGTTATAGGGGCTTGTAGTTCTTCACTAGGGCGATCTTTAAAGTCAAATTCTGTTTGTGTAGCACCATCTATATTTTTTCTATAGTTATCAATGTAATCAGATAAATATTTTGACGCCTCGGCAATAGGCATTTTAGTTTCTTTTACAAACCTATCTGCGGTTGCTGTTGATATAGTCCCTTTGCTATTAAGTTCTTTGTCTATATCACTCATTAATTCTGCTCTAGCATCACCAAAATCAAATTCACTTTGGTCTTCTGTAGTAACAGTAATGGGTGTAGTACCCAGATCTGTGTCGTCGCCAAACAATTCACTTTGATCTTCTGTAGTAACAGTAATGGGTGTAGTACCTAAATCTGTGTCGTCGTCAAACAATTCACCTTGTACTGCAGGAGTTGTTTCTGTTATTTTTGTTGGATCTGAAATTTCGTCTGGTTCTGGTTTAGCGGCTCGTACATTACCTACGCCACCTATAGTACCACCAAGCATACCCGCTGCTACACCCGCGTCTATGTATTCACTTATAGCCTCGTCATTATCTAAAGACAGTCCAGCTTGAGCACGTTCGAGAACTTGTTGTCCTATCTCGGTGGGTACTTCTGCCGCTGCACCTCTGACTGACCCTTTGCCTATTCTTGTAAGTATACCGCCTTGCTTCATTGCAGGTTTTGCAAAAAACCCCCCAACTAATAAACGGTCAACAATACCTTCTGCTACTGCTTGGGGTATTGCAGTTAAAAATGCTGCACCTTCACTTATTTCTGGTTTAAGTCCTTGCTCCACAGCTTCTTTTTGTCGTTGACGGTTCCAACCATAAAATAAAGGTAGCTGTGATAATGCGGCTGCACCTGCTCCGATAAGAGCCCCAGGTACACCTCCCCCAACAAGTGCGCCTGCTAATGCACCTGTGCCAATACCAATTCCCATAGGGACTGAAGACTCTGCTAAAGTTTCTCCAAAATAACTTGCCCCCGTACCAAGACCTTCTACATCTTGCCGCCTAGTTGCAAATGTTTCTGCGCGTTGTAGTTGCGCTTCGTTCTCTAACGCCATGTCAGCGCCGTATTCTTCAAGCCCCTCAAGCCCTAAAACACTACCTACTCCTTCTATGGCAGAGCCTACACCTTCTCCAGTTAAATCTACGCTGCGACGAAACCCACGCTCAAGAGCATTACGATTAGCATTCTCATAATCCGCCGAAGCTTGCAAATAGTCTTCCATTGTATCTGTTTCGGGTACTGCGGGAGTCTGTTCAAGTGTTTGACTTAACTCTTGCAGCCCCGCCGCAACAGTATTCCACTGGTCGCTACCTTTTTTATCTTGATTATTGTTTATCCAAGTTGCTAGGTTCTCTATATCTGACATATAAATTTAACCTTTATTTGATTGCTTCAAGAGCAGCGGCTACATTACCACTCGCTGTAGTCTTATTACTCCCTCTAAAGTTTTGTGTAACTTCTTTTAGGGCCGCAATCTGTGCTAGTAATGACCCCCCGTTTGGAGTTGCACCAATATCTGCTATAGCCTGTTTTCTAGCGGCATCATATTTTTCTTTTGCTGCTTTCATAGCGCGTTCATCATTATTTTCAACGGCGGTTCTGTAGTTTTGTTCTGCTACCACTACCATTGGGTGTTGCGATAATAACGTAGTTAGTTGTTTATTATAATTTAATAGATTTTTTACCGCGTTGTTGTAACTGTTAGCGTCTACTACCGATTTTTGGTATTTTGCTTGTAAGTCTACTTTTTTTGTTTCTAGGTCTTGTTCACGTTCTTTGTTTTCTAAGGCAGTTATATTTTTTGCAAACCCACTTATACCACCCATAGCTCCAGCACGAGCGAATCGAGTTCTTTTATCTTCGTATGATTCTCCCTTAGCTACAGGAGCCGCTGGAGGAACTACTGGAGAAACTACTGGAGGAACTGTATCAGTATTAGTATCAATAACTTCTTCTTCTAATGCAGGTTCTTTGTCTCCACCCATTAACATTGCGCCAGTACCTAACGCTCCTAATCCAAGAGCTGTTTTGCCTGGAGAGTATACTCTTGACGCAGTAGAACCTCCTGCTGGGTTCATAACAAAAGATCCCGCTCCTTTTGGCCCTTGTGTTAAAGCTTTGTTAGGAGTTGTAAATGCTCTTTTAGCAATGTTTCCTATTCCTTTAGCTATTTTAGGGCCGTATCTAAGCCCAGTTGCAGCTCCTTTAAGTAACCCCGCTGCAGGGCGGCCTCCAGGAATAGGGGTAACAAGTGCAATTAACGCTGCTGTGTCCAAAGCTGTTGCCCAAGGGTTTTCTTTTACAAACTCTACTATTTTATTCCCTGTTGCAGCGTCTACTTTTTGGCCCTCAGCAAACCCTACAATACCACCTTGTGCCATCATTGCCATGTTAGGTCTAGCGTTACCTGCTATACCTTTTGCTGCAACTTTTTTCATGTTTCTTTGCATGTCAGAGTTTTTCTTGTTTAAAACTCCAGACACACCCTTAGATACTTCGTCTAAAGATCTTTGTTCTAATTCACCTTCGTTTTTTGCCACGACAGTATTAGCGTCAGCTTCTTGGGCCATAGCAAGTTGGTTTTCTGCCATCTGTTTTTCTTTTAACAGTTTTTGTGCAGCTAACGCTTTTAACAAGTCTCCGCCTATCATGGGATTGTTTTGGCCTGTGGGCTCTTGGGGCATACCTTGAGGCATACCTTGAGGCATACCGCCACCTGCTTGAGGCATTGCTTGGGTTATTCCGCCTCCTTGAGGCATCTCCATAGGATTAATAGCCATTACGCGTCTGCCTCCTGAGCTTTAAATAGTTCTCGAAAAAATGATTCCATCCCTAAGATATTTTTAGTAGCTGTGTCCACATCACTAATACCTTGAGTAGAGTATTGTTGGGCTTCTACAGGTAATCCTTGTAACAATGACTGCATATACTGTACTTGTTTGTATGGATAATCTCGTTCTTCTTTAAATTGAGCTTGATCTGCGGCTACACCTTCAGCCTCTATTCCTCGTTTAGCTGTACCTAACTCGTACAATTTTTGTATAGCGCCTAGCCCATATTTATTAGTGTCGTCTTGTACACCGCGTGCTCTATCTTGTTCAATATTAAATTGATTCATAGCGTTATCATAAGCGTTACTATACCCTGCGCCTGTAATACCTGCTAAATTAGATTGAAGACTTCTTTGGTTTTCACCCTCAAGTATTGCCTGCCGACTACCCCCAAACGACCCAGCTTGAGTCATCCGTGAAGCGTTTTTTAACCTGTCTAAGTCTGATTGTCGTCGCGCTTCTTCTATTTGCGGTTGAAGAGACGCCATAAGGTAAGGATTCATGTAGTCAGCGGCACTTTGAGCTGTAAATGTCTGTGGCGTAAACGCCCCCATGTTCTCTGTCGGTATATTTAATCCACCAATCCCTTGAAATGCACTTGTTTGCAGGTCTGACGCTCCTGCTGTTAATGGCCCAGTGTAACCCTGATACCCTTCGCTCCCAAGAGCTGCGCCTTTGCCAAGCATGTCAGTAACATAATCACCTGCCCAATTGGATAAGGAAGACTCCTTACCTAGTATATCGCCTTCTTCTGCCATCGTTTATCTCCTTACGCTACTTTTGGTAGTAACTTGTTAGGGTCTATTTCTTTACCCTGTTTACCGTTACCCGTACGTGATTTTCTTACTTTAGTTAAAAATGTATCTAAAACCTTCGCTCCTGCGTCTGAATTGCCGTTGCCAAGGTGACTAACTACGTCAGCAGGTATGACATATTCCCCATCGCTCAAAGCTGCGGGTTGTACTTGCTCTATTGAAGCAGGTACTTTGTCTGCCATACCGTCAGTAGCTCCAGCTAAATACCGACCTTCTCTTAGTTTAGCTATACCACCCGCTGCGTACGAACCACGCCCCATCCCCACATTGTTGCTGTAGGGTGTTATATAATTATCAGATACACTAATATACTTAGATGCAGCGTCGCGTAATGAATCACCAGTATAATCTGGCATAGCAGGTAACAAGTTAACAACACCTGATGCAGGGCCTGAAGTGTCTGCTGCAACCGTATTAGAAGCAACATACGGTGTTACATCCGCAGGTGCACTTTGGCGGGCTAAATTAGATGCATTAAGAGCTTCTAACCCCAGTGCCTGTTGGTCTCCCGATGAACGAGCATTAGTTACTGCTGGGTTTACAGAACCAATACCTGTTTGAAGTCCGAGCCTACCTTCTTCTTGTTCTGCTAGATAATCAGTATAGGCATCAGGTTGTTTATAATTAACACCGCCTCGTAAGTAATCTGTGTTTCCTGTTCTGTTTAAATAATCTTCATATAATCTAGTATTTCTGCTTGAAATACTACTACTACCTCCTCCACCCCCAAAGTAAGGGTTGGGCCCTGCAATATCCGTTGTTGCTGCGCCACTAAAGTTTCGTGACTCTTCAAATTCTGGTGAGTCGTAATATCCCGCTTCAATATCAGGGTTTTTTGTAATAGGTGTTGATGATGGTGGTGGACTAGTATCAATTACTTGATTGTCCCTGCTAGTACTATCAGAGTCGCTACTTGCTTGAGTTACAAATTCATCGTCTATAACTTCTTTTGGTGTAAACCGCATATCAGAAAAATAACGTTGCCCGCCGCTCCCTGCTCTACGGGTAGGGTCATATGTATTTGCAACACGAGATCTAGTGGCGTCGTAATCAGGTATTGTTCCTTGGTATCCTACAGGAGGTGGAGTACCATCAGAACCTAAAAGCCCTGTTGTACTAGCTATACCTCCAAGTAGACCCGCTGTTTTTGCAAAATCAATTTTCCCGTCGTCGCCGTAAAACGCGTAGGATAATAAATTGTCTGACCCCGCCTCAGTCTCAGTACCTGAAACAAAATCCCATATTTTATCAAAAAACCCCATTATTTATCTCCGTTCCCTCGTATTAAACCGCCTTGGTACGCCGCTTTACCGTATAGCTGCAACAATCGTTCTGTAGTGTCATCAGGACTTTCAGTAGGTTGTGTTGTATATGGACTAGTTATACCCATTTTTTCTAATTCGTCCACTGAAAATAAATCTACTACGTTACCTAATTCATCAGTTTCTGCATTTAATATGTCTGGATTCATCTTTGCGGCTTCGATTAATTGTAAAAAATTCTCTTGATTAACTTCTTCGGTAGATTGAGGCGTAACTTCCTCTCCCGTACCAATCATTTCATTTATATCATAAGGACGCCCATACTGCTGAGTATTTAGATCAAATTGTTTTGCTTGTTCAGGATTAGCAAAAATACTACCGAAATCATATAAATAATCAATAGCTGTAAGATTTGGATCACTAGTGTTTTGTTGTTCCTGTTGAAGTAACAATTGTTGGTTTCGTTTTTTACGTCGCCGTGCTTCATCTTCAGAAGTTGTTACATTAGTATTTACAATAGAATTTATAATAGAATTTACATTTTCGTTTATTTTTGGATCTGTGTTTGTAGTTGTATCTGTATCTGTAGTTGTATCTGTATCTGTGGTTGTATCTGTGGTTGTATCTGTGGTTGTATCTGTACTAACATCTATTTCAGACCCTATAATTTTAACAATTTCTGCAACTGCGTCTATTTCTGTGTCTGTTACAGCATCAATGTCCCCACCAAGAATAGCTACAACGTCGCTAGGAGTAACTTCACTTGTATCTATTACGGGGTCTGGTGTATAAGGTGTTGTTATAGTATCAGTATCAGTATCGCCTGTAGTAAGAAGGTCTTCTAACACATCGGCATCAGTAACTGTATCGGTATCAGTAACTGTATCGGTATCAGTAACTGTATCAGTATCAATAACTGGATCAACACCTACAAAATCGGGTATGCGAGGGTCTACCTCACCTTCAGGAAACTTATCAATCCCAGCATCATCAGTAACTGTATCAGTATCAATAACTGGGTCAACACCTACAAACTCATCTGCAAATGTATCAGTATCAATAACTGGATCAACACCTACAAACTCATCTGCAAATGTATCAGTATCTACAGCAGTTGTATCAAGATCTTCTAACACATCGGCATCAGTAACTGTATCAGTATCTGTATCTGTACCACCTACCTCAACTTCGTTACCTGTCAACGTACTAGTAGGTCTAAAGGGTAAATCGCCAGTATCTACAGCAGTTGTATCAAGATCTTCTAACACATCAGCATCAGTAACTGTATCAGCCTCAGCCTCCATGTTTGCTACGGAGTCAGTACCCGCAAACTCAT